CCTACGCGCATCTGACGCCAGCGGAAAACTTGGTGGCCTACAAAGCCTTCAGTATCCACAGCCGAGCGCACCCGAAAACCAAACCATCACTCAATAAACATGAAATGCCCAATCTGCAACGCATGGACACGCACACTAGAGACACGAACCGATGAAACCACCAATGAAATCTGGCGCAGAAAAGAGTGCGCCAACCTGCACACATTCATCTCGCTTGAACAAGTCACAGCGGGAACAACTCCACGCCCTAATCAAAAACGCATGGTGGCCGTTCGACCGAGCCGACCCGAAAGTGCTGAACTTGATGCACCTGTCTACCGTCGAAAGAAAGAAGCCAATGACTGACCAACCGGAGGCACTCTTATGACTACGGGGATAGAGTATTTGAAGTTAGAGAAAAAACGCAAGGGGCGGGGGCTTGGTAAGAAACCCGCCTTAGCTTGCACGAGCTTGCGACTATCGCAGGAGGTGATGGATTATTTCGACACCAACTACCCGATGTCAAAGCAAGCCAAGATGAGAGAAGTTCTTACCGAGTACGTCAACAAACAAACTGGAGTTAAACCATGAACAAGTCACAACAAATCCGCGACTACGCCGCCTCAAACCCAAACGCTACCGCTAAGGAGATAGGCTTAGCACTAGACGTTAAACCCGCTTACGTGTACGCAGTCCTTTGGGCAGTCAAGAACAAAACGCGAGCCAAGAAAGCCAAGGCTACTGCGGCTAATAAGTGGAAGACACTGCACGTCAGCACGTCCAACAAGCCAATCGTGAACCCACAGATGGAATTGGCGTATCAGGCAGGTAAGGGCCGAGACCGAGTGCATCCCGTAACGGGCAAGATTTTGATGCAAGGGGCAGACCCATTGCCTATAACCATGCACGACCCGGTAAACCACCCTGCCCATTACAAGGTAGGTGGAATCGAGACCATCGACTTCATTGAGGCCAAGCGTCTGAACTACAACATGGGCAACGCAGTGAAGTACATCACCCGTGCCGACCACAAGGGTAGCCGCAAGCAAGACCTTGAGAAAGCAATCTGGTACTTGAAGCGTGAGCTTGAGCACTCGCTGTAACACCTAACATTGTTAGGGTAACCACCAGCCGCCTACGGGCGGCTTTTTTACGTCTGTACTATTGACAAAGTCAAAAGCCATGCTATATTCGCTCCATAAACAACTGGAGTATTAGATGGCAAGCACCCCCGAGGCCAAGGTCAAGGCAAAGATCAAGGCAATCCTCAAAGCCCACGGAGCTTACTACGCCATGCCAATAGGTACTGGCTACGGAAGCAGTGGCGTCCCCGATTTTTTAGTTTGTCTCAATGGAGAGTTCTTGGCTATCGAAGCCAAGGCAGGCAAAGGCGTGCCGACTGCATTGCAACTCAAGAACCTGCGCGAGATCGAAGCCGCAGGTGGCAGAACATTGGTCATCAATGAGCAAAGCCTTGAACTAAAAGTACTCGAAGCCATACTGGAGAACATGAAATGAAAATCATCACAGTTGACTTTGAAACCTACTACTCACGCGAGGTGGGGTTCGCTAAGCAGACAACCGAAGAGTACATCCGTGACCCGCAGTTCCATGTGGTAGGTGTATCAGTGCAGGTGGATGACGGTAAGCCAGACTGGTTTAGCGGCACGATGGTAGAGACTGCCGACTACCTCAAACAATTCGATTGGGCCAATTCGCTGGCCCTAGCCCACAACGCTGTGTTCGATGGGGCAATCCTGAGTTGGCACTTTGATATCAAGCCAAAAGGCTGGCTGGACACGCTGTCTATGGGCCGTGCGTTACATGGCACTAACGTAGGGGGCAGTCTCAAGGTACTAGCGCAGTTCTACGGTATCGGCGAGAAGGGCACTGAGGTTGAGAACGCCCTTGGCCTGAGACGAGTTGACTTCTCCCCCGAGCAGTTGGCACGGTACGGCGAGTACTGCAAGAACGATACGGCCCTGACGTGGGAGTTGTTCGGGCAAATGAGCAAAGGCTTCCCCGCCGTGGAGCTGCGTCTGATTGACTTAACCATACGCATGTTCACAGAACCAGCCTTGGCGCTGGACTTGCAGGTACTTGGCGACCACTTGGAGTCAGTGAAGGATACAAAAGCGCTAGCGTTAGGAGCGTTTGAAAAAGGGGACTTGATGAGCAATCCCAAGTTTGCCATCATGCTACAAACAGCCGGTGCCGTACCGCCGATGAAGAAAAGCATTACGACGGGCAAAGAGACCTACGCCTTCTCTAAGACAGACGAAGAGTTTAAGGCACTGCTTGAGCATGAAAACCCCGCAGTACAGGCTTTGGTATCCGCCCGTCTTGGTACTAAGTCGACTATCGAGGAGACGCGAACCGAAAGGTTTATTGAGATTGCCAAACGAGGGCTTATGCCAGTTCCCTTGCGTTACTACGCCGCCCATACAGGACGGTGGGGTGGTGATGACAAGCTGAACCTGCAAAACATCCCGCGCAACTCCCCCCTGAAACACGCCATCTTTGCGCCGAGTGGGTACAAGATGATCGACTCAGACTCATCACAGATTGAAGCCCGTACGCTGGCATGGCTTGCGGAACAGAACGACTTAGTGGAGGCATTTGATCGTGGCGAGGACGTATACAAAATCATGGCATCTGCTATCTATGGCAAGGACGTATCGCAGATTACAAAGGACGAGAGATTCGTTGGTAAGACCACTATCCTTGGCTGTGGGTACGGGATGGGTGCGGCAAAGTTTCAAGTACAGCTCAAGAACTTTAATGTGGAGATTGACTTGGATGAGGCAAAGAGGATTATCGACACTTACCGCACAACGTATCCGAAAATTACTGCGCTATGGAAGGAAGCGGGTAGGGCGCTAGACGCAATGATGCGTAAGGCTTCTATGAATCTGGGCAGGGGCGAAACGCTAAAAGTTCAAGGCAAGGACGGTATTCTTTTGCCGAACGGGTTGTACCTACGTTACCCCAACTTGCGTAAGCACCAAGATGATGATGGCGATACCGAGCTTGTGTACGACACCAAGAAGGGCAAGGCTACCATTCCCAACCGAATCTACGGTGGTAAGGTAATCGAGAACGTGTGTCAGGCGCTGGCCCGTATTGTGATCGGTGAGCAGATGCTCATGGTTGCGAAGAAGTACAAGGTCGTGATGACCGTGCATGACGCGATTGCTTGCATCGTGCCCGAGGCCGAGGTGGAACGTGCTGTCGAGTACGTTGAATTGTGTATGCGTATACGTCCGCAGTGGGCGCTTGAACTACCACTAAACTGTGAGTCCGGATACGGGGACAGCTATGGAGCATGTTAACGGTGTACGCATACTGTGGAAGTACATAGACAAGCACAGCCGGAACATCCACTTCTCATGGGAGCGATGGAGCAAGCGAGACTCCTACGGATTCTGGGAATTCAGACTACCACCTGAGCAAGAGGATTAAGACATGAAGCAGTTAATTTGGTCGTTCAGTAGCCTGAAGACTTTCCAGCAGTGCCCTAAGAAGTACTATCACACCAAGGTTGCCAAGGACGTAATTGAGGGGGACACCACCGCCACGCTTTACGGCAAGGAAGTGCATACGGCGGCTGAAGAATACATACGGGATGGCAAGCCAATCCCAGAGAAGTTCATTTACATCAAGCCATCGCTGGACATACTTAACGCCATCCCCGGTGAGAAGTTTTGCGAAGTGAAGCTGGGCCTGACCAAAGACTTGCAACCCTGCGATTTCTCAGCCGAGGGTGTTTGGTGGCACGGAATTGCCGACTTGGTTATCTTAGACCGCGAGAAGAAGTTGGCCTACTCAGTCGACTACAAGACAAGCAAGAGCGCACGGTACGCCGACATGGGCCAGCTTGATTTAATTGCCGCCGCCCTGTTCTACAAGTACCCTGAGATCGAGCGTGTCAAGTCTGCGCTTATGTTCGTAGTCAGTAAAGAGTTTGTAAAAGCTGAGCACAATGCGAAAATGAAGTCCGTGTATGTGCAGAAAGTACTGCCCGATATCGAGCGGCTTGAAGGCGCATTCACAAGCGGGGTGTGGAACCCCCGAACAGGCCCACTGTGCAAGTGGTGCTCAGTTAAGCAATGTGAATACAACCGAGGATGAATCATGCCCTACGTAAACAAACCCCGCCCGTACAAGAAAGAGTACCAGCAGCAAGTAGCCCGAGGTGAGCTGCCTGATCGGATGGAACGCCAACGTGCGCGTAATGAGTACGACAAGAAGAACCCCGACAAGAACAAAGATGGCACTGCCGACTCCAGAGAAGGCAAAGACCTTGCACACGTCAAGGCGTTGAGCAAGGGGGGCTCTAACAAGGATGGCACGAAGGTGCAGTCCCCAACAGCTAACCGTTCGTTCAAGCGCAACTCACAACACAAGCTGGTGACGGAGACCAGCACCAAAGAACGTAAGAAAAAATGAAACTATCAGAGTATGACTGGCCGCGACCACACGGCTTCACCCCGTTCGATCATCAGAAGACCACCGCTGAGTTCCTAATCAGCAACCGCAAGAGCTTTTGCTTTAACGAGCAGGGCACGGGCAAGACCGCATCAGTGATCTGGGCGGTGGATTATTTGATGAAGGTTGGAGTAGTTAGCCGAGTGCTTATCGTCTGCCCACTGTCTGTGATGAAGGCCGCATGGCAAGAGGACTTGTTTAAGTTCGCTCTACATCGCACGGTAGCTGTAGCGCATGGTGGCCGCGAGAAGCGCAAGCAGATCATCAACGGCCATTCCGAGTTTGTCATCATCAACTTTGATGGCGTGGAGATCGTCAAGAAAGAAATCATTGCTGGTGGCTTTGACCTCATCGTGATTGACGAAGCGTCTGCGTATAAGAACGCTCAGACCGACAGATGGAAAACCATGCGCGATATAAGCAAGGTCGTCAAGGGTCTGTGGATGTTGACGGGTACACCGGCTGCTCAGTCGCCTGTGGATGCCTACGGATTGGCAAAGCTTGTTAACCCCAAGGGCGTTCCCGTTTTCTTTGGGCAGTTCCGCGACTCAGTCATGCAGAAAGTAACCGACTACCGATGGATACCCAAGCCCACTGCACAGGCCATCGTGCACAACGCGCTCAAGCCAGCTATTCGGTTTGAGAAAGCGCAGTGCTTGGACTTGCCCGAGCTTACGTTCGTTGACCGAGAGGCTCCTCTTACACCGCAGCAATTGAAGTACTACAACACGCTGAAGAAGCAAATGCTTATCGAAGCAGCGGGTGAAGAGGTTACGGCTATCAACGCAGCAGTGAAGCTCAACAAGCTCCTGCAAATCTCAGGCGGCGCGGTGTACTCCGACAACAAAGAAGTGATCGAGTTTGACGTGACCGACCGCCTCAAAGTTGTCAAGGAAGTGATCGACGAGTCGAGCCACAAGGTGCTGGTGTTCGTGCCGTTCACGCACACGATTGAGTTGCTGACCAAGTACCTAACCAAGCACGGCATAACGTGCGATGTCATCAACGGTGCTGTGTCCGCCAACCGCCGAGCCGAGATCGTCAAAGAGTTCCAGACACGAGAAGAGCCGAGAGTGCTTGTCATCCAGCCGCAAGCGGCCTCCCACGGGTTAACACTTACTGCGGCTAACACTGTTATTTGGTACGCTCCCACCTCCAGCGTTGAGACATACCTGCAAGCAAACGCACGTATCGACAGACCCGGCCAACGCAACCCAATGACAGTGGTGCACATCCACGGCAGTCAGACGGAGAAGCGCCTGTACTCGTTGCTCCGCAACAACATCAACAACCACGAAAAAATAATTGATCTTTATCGCCAAGAATTCTCCGACACCCCTTGACACTGTCAAATGTTGTGTTATATTCGAGTTGTGTGTCGGGGGTAGCGGGTTAGCGCCGCTACTTGTACAAAATGCAAGCGTGAAGATTTAACACTGCTTTATGTGGCCCCGGCACACACCCACCAACCTATTAGGAGAATCAGATGGAAGAATTTGAAGAAGCAGTCGCTCCCCCTAACGTGGGCAAGTTGACAGCGATCTACATCAAGATACGCGACAAACGAGCAGCTAACAAGAAACTGTTTGAGGCCGAAGACCAAGACCTCGAAGACCAGATGAAGGTGTTAGCGCAAGAGATGCTCGACGTATGCAAAGACATGAATGCCGACAGCATTCGCACCCCACACGGCACAATCATTCGTTCGGTTAAGTCACGGTATTGGACGAACGATTGGGATTCGATGTACGGTTTCATTGAAGAGACCGGAGCATTTGGCCTGTTAGAGAAACGACTTCATCAAACCAACATGAAGGACTTTCTTGCTGAGAATCCAGACCTCTACCCCAAAGGGCTGAGTGTCGAAAATGAATTCACCGTGGTAGTTAGACGTTCCAAGGAAAACTGAAATGACAAACTTGACAATTCTTAATGAAGAACTTCCCGACTTTCTGCAAACCGCAGGGGTCAGTGACCTTACAAAGCAACTCGCTGGCCGCACGGGCGTTAAGCGCATCGTGCCCAAGAACGGCATCTTTCGCAAGACAGTCGGCGGCGAAGAGATGGGTAGAGTCAAGGGTAATGTAAACGCCATCATCGTGAATGCGTCCCCTGCTGTGGGCCGTATCTTCTACGCAAAGCAGTGGAGCCCAGACGCTGAGCCTACCGCACCAGATTGCTTCTCGAACGATGGACGTGCACCCGATGCAGGTTCGGTCAATCCACAAGCAGAGCGTTGCGATAGTTGCCAGCAGAACATCAAAGGTTCGGGCCAAGGTAACTCTAAGGCTTGCCGCTACTCACGCCGCATTGCGCTTGTGTTGGAAGAAGACTTTGGCACTTCGTTGGAAGGTTCCGTGTATCAAATGAACTTGGCCTCCAAGTCCTTGTTCGGCGATAGCGTTGGCGATAACACGCACACGTTTGAAAACTACTCTAAGTATCTGGCCAACAACGGCAAGAGCTTGGACTACGTCATCACGCAGATTAGCTTCAACGAAGACAACGACAACCAGTCAGTGTTGTTCACGCCGACTCGCTACATCAACAAAGCGCAACATGCTGTTACAAGCAAAGTGGCTACCGCTCCTGAAGTTCAGAAGATGGTTGTCATGACCCCGTACCAAGCAGACATGTCTGGCAAGCAAGCCAAGCTGGAAGCGCCTAAGCCTATGGGCGACATGATGGACGAAGACGATGCAAAGGCTGTGGCTAAGGTCAAAGCTGAAGCTGTCGACGAGCCAGTGAAGCGCCCCGCCAAGTCCGCGCCTACACCTACCACCAAGAAAGACCTTGATGCAGTGGTGCAGGCTTGGAGCGACGAGGAGTAACTATGTCCTATGGCTATAGCCAGAGCTTGGTGTACGCAAATAAACAGGCAAGCACTAAGTCTCTGGGTGTAGCTTTGGGTAGGGTATGTATTCGCGCAAACGTAAGCGTTAGCGAGATTGCGGATGACTTCGGTGTAAGCCGAATGACCATCTACAACTGGTTCAAGGGGGACACAGTCCCCCATTCTTTCTACGTTAAAGACATAAGCGACTACATCATCCGCCTCAAAGCGCAACACCTACCAAAATAACTAAATGTCCAACTTTGACCTGCTAAACGCTGTACTGCCCGAAGAAGGTCGGTACTGTGTGCTAGGGATAGGAAGGTACCCGGATCAGAAGTTTTACGATACAAGAGCAGAGGTAGACCAACAGGTTGAGGCGCTGGTTAAGCGCGGGTTTGATGCGTATTTTGGCTGTGCCAAGTTTGGCCCACTCAACAACCGTACGCACGAAAACGTTGCTTATGTTCGCGCACTGTGGATGGACATTGACTGCGGCCCCACGAAGGCCGTGCCTGATGAGAAAGGAATCATCAAGGGCTACGTCGACCAACTCACAGGGCTTAATGAGTTTGGAAAGTTTTGCAAAAGTGTAGGGTTACCGAAACCAATCTTGGTTAGCTCAGGCTATGGCATCCACGCATACTGGTTGCTTGAAGAGACTGTAAGCCGACTGGAGTGGGAGCCGCTTGCTAACCGCCTTCGTGAGTTGTGCGTTGAGCAAGGCTTGATCGTCGACCCTTCTGTATTTGAAGCCTCCCGAGTACTGCGCGTCCCCGGCACGTACAACTTCAAGCAAGAGGAACCCTTAGAAGTAAGAGTCCTCAACGAAAACACCCCGCGCATGACCTACGCGCAGGTGAAAGAAATTCTCGGAGCACCGGATGCAGAGCCGGTAGAAGAGAAGCCAGACTTTATTCCCAGCAGCATGAGTCCTTTGATGGAATCAATGATGCAGAACAAGGTCAAGAGATTCAAAACAATAATGCTGAAATCTGCGCAGGGTGAAGGTTGTAACCAACTGCTTCACTGCTACGAGAACCAAGCCACACTCGACTACAACTTATGGCGCTCAGCGCTTTCGATTGCAACGTTTTGCGTTGACAGGGATTCAGCAGTACACAAAATGTCTGCGAACCACCCCGGCTATGACAAGTTCAAGACCGAGTTCAAGGTCGACGATATACAACGAACAGGTGGGCCGCATCACTGCGTGACCTTTGAGAAGCAGAACCCCGGTGGGTGTAATGACTGCAAGCACAAGGGCAAGATCAAGTCACCGATCATGCTCGGCGTTGAGATCGAAGAAGCGGACGACGAAGACTACGAAGTTGAAGTAGGAGTCGCGGACGGTGAGGTAGAGACGGTACGTATACCCGAATACCCCTTTCCTTTTTTCAGAGGAAAGAACGGTGGTGTTTACCGTAGACCGTCTGAAGACGAAGGTGAGCCCGAGCTTGTGTACGAGCACGACTTGTACATCATCAAACGGCTGACCGACCCCGACATCGGGGAGACATTGCTGTTCCGACTACACCTGCCTATGGACGGTATGAAGGAATTTGCAATCCCACTAGGCGTCATTTCGTCCAAGGAAAAACTGAGAGAGGCATTAGCTTCTAAGGGCGTCGGCTTGTTTACTAAACAGGTCGATGCTATGTGCACCTATGTGATGACGTTGGTAAAAAATTTACAAGTTATGCGGAAGGCAGAAATCATGAGAACACAATTTGGTTGGGTAGACAGCGACAGCAAGTTCATTCTTGGTGATCGTGAGATTACAAAAGACGGTGTGTACTACAGCCCACCCTCAAACATTACTAAGACTGTGGCCGAGAACCTCGTTGAACACGGGGACTTTGAGAAGTGGAAAAAGGTGTTTAACATGTACGCAAGGCCGGGGCTTGAACCCCATGCTTTTGCGGCACTCACAGCGTTTGGCTCCCCACTGCTGAAGTTCACGGGTATGTCTGGTGCGATCATCAACGTGATTCACAGTAGCTCAGGCTCAGGCAAGTCGACTGCCTTGTTTATGTGTAACAGCGTATGGGGCCACCCAGTCAAGAACGCCTCGATCTGGAAGGACACGTTCAACGCAAAGATGCACAGGCTCGGTGTGATGAACAACCTGCCCAACACAATCGACGAGATTACGAACACAAGCCCAATGGAGTTCTCTGATCTGTCCTACAGCATCTCGCAGGGTCGCGGCAAGAACAAGATGCGCGGCTCAGTCAACGAGGAGCGAGTCAACCTGACAAGCTGGCAGGGCATCACCCTGACATCCTCCAACGCTAGCTTCTACCAAAAGCTTGGTGCGGCAAAAGATTCTCCAGACGGCGAGTCCATGCGTCTGCTTGAGTATGAGATCAAGCCCAACGACTTGATTGACGTGGCTGTCGGCAAGCAGATGTTTGACCACCAACTGCGCGAGAACTACGGGCATGCAGGTGAAATTTACGCACAGTGGCTTGTCAACAACTTGGAAGCCGCCAAGGATTTGGTCCGTCAGATTCAAGCCAAGCTAGACAAGGAAGTTAAGTTCACGCAGCGTGAGCGCTTCTGGTCGGCAGTTGCTGCTTGCAACATTGCGGGTGGCTTAATCGCTAGAAACTTGGGGCTGCACGACTACGACATGAAGCTAGTCTACGCATGGTTGGTCAAGATGCTTGGCGAGATGCGCGAGGACATCAAGCCCCCAATCAGCAACCCAGCCTCTACGCTGGGCGAGTTCATCAACGGCAACATGAACCACGCTCTGGTTGTGAACGGTGAGAATGACGCACGTAGCAACATGATGCCGATGCCGACTATGGAGCCCAAGGGTGAGTTGTTCATACGCTACGAACCAGACACCAAGCATCTATGGATTTCGGCTAAAGCGTTCAAAGACTTCTGCGTTGAGCGCCAGATCAACTACAAAGACCTGCTCAAAGAGCTGAACGAAGCCAACGTGTTCAAGGAAGCAGTGAACAAGCGCATGGCCAAGGGTATGAAGGTTGTGTCCCCCGCAGTCCGCGCTTTGCTGTTCGATGCCTCACAGGCTGACTTTATTCACATAGATACCCCCGATGAAAATCGAGACAGTTCACTATGAAATTAACTGGGCCAAGTTCCGCAAGGGGTACTCGTTCTTTGTACCCTGCATTGATGTACCTGCGGCAAAAGTGGAAATTGGCCGAGTGTCCCGCCGACTCAAGATGCAAATAGCCATGAAGGTAGTCGTTGAGGACGGCATAAAAGGTTTGCGAGTGTGGAGGCTTTGAGCTAAACTAAGTTGTCGGATGCAGTTGCCGACTTGTTGGTTGCCTCTCCTTTTACCCCCGGCTAAACACCGGGGGTTTTTTATTTGGCGGTTTCCTTTTCTTTCATTGCGGCACGCGACTTCTTAGCAGCTTCGTAGGCGTACCCCGAGTTCTTCTCGTCTATCTCAATACCGCGCCACGACTTGCCTCTAGCCTCTGCACGGGTCTCGAGTGATTTATCAATTTCCTCAATACGCCTAGAGGGGTACATCACGTTGAACCGCTTGTTGATGTCGTCAGAAATCTTTGCGTATTCCTTCAAATCTTTTTCGCGGTACGCACGGTCAAGGTTGTTAAGCAACTGGGTACGCTCGTTGTCAATGCGTTTCTCCACTGCCGTTATTTTGAAGTTGACTGCCTGTACGTTAGCCAAAGGAGCCGAGCGGAAACCAATTGCTTGCCCAAACAAATCCCAATTAGTAAACGCTTCAGGCTTGGCAATCACGTTGCCCTTGTTGTCCTTAGCGCCCTCAGTCGCGTACTTGTTGGCAATTAAGAGGTTACGCGCAATAGCGGGGGCTATTTTCTCCAAACCTTTCTGGGTATCCCCTTGCGAGAACGCATCGTACGCATCCGTCCAACCCAAGATCATGTTAGCCGCAGGGCCAGCACGCTCCACGGCAGCCGCTATAACGGTCTCCCGAGATGTCTTAGTTTCCTTGCCTTCGCGGAACCACATGTCGTTAAGCCCGGTGCGGCTGGCAAAGTCAAGCCCCGTCATTGTGTTCAGAAGACCACGAGCGGCCATATCGCTAAGGGCGCTTAGCTTGTACCCACCCAAGGTAATATCGCCGAGTATCTCTGGCAAGTATTTCTCAGTAAACCATACGTCACGGCTAAGGTCTTTAAGTTCTTGTGGGCGCTCTTTTTCTTCCCATGCAAAGCTGAGCAGGGCCATGACTACGCTGTACATAGGCAAGCCAGTAATGCCAGCGATCAGAGCTGTACTGCTCAACGTACCAAAGAAAATCTTAAACGCTTCTGCCTTGCCCTCGGCGTTGAGGCCGGGGATCATGCGGTAGAAGTTGCGGATCAACATCGTGGTGATGTTCAGTGCGTACGTTGTGAACTGCAAAGCAAGGCGACCGCCCGGTGCTTTCATCAATGACGATTTAGCGTACTCGGCAAAGTTACCTTGGGACTCGTTAGTATCCGCAACAGCTTGGTCGACCGACTGCTCAGGAGTTTTACCGTTCCTGCGGTTGAGGCGATAAGAGGCAAGCCAAATAACTTCTCGCGCAAGGCGGTCGGCAGAGTGCAACAAACCGAAGGTCATAGCCTGAGCCGCTACCTTTGCCTTTTCTGTTTTGGACATTACCTCTTCGGTCGACTTGGACTTGAACTCAAGCAACTCACTTGCGTATGTAGAAGAAGTAACCGCACGCAGACGCATCTGCTTTACTGCCCACTTTTCCTCGTCGTTAAGGTTGATCGACTTAGAGTTCTCAATCGTTGGCATGACCCACATCGTAGAACCGTCAAGACGTTTCTTGGTGACCGCGTACTCATCCCAAAACTTCATCATCTTGCCCAGTTCAGCCGCAGCTTTACCGTACCCGTGGCGTGCGCCCAAGATAACGTAGCCGGTTTGCATGATACTGATAGGCTGGATAAGCGCAGTAGAAGGGCCGGACAAGTAAGTAATCGCCGACAACCTATTCAGAACGGTTGCAAACGTATCAAACCCGCCACGCTCTCGTGGGTTGAGCGTAGACAAAACTCTGCGCTCCATATCGTCGATAAACGGCTCTACATCTGGCCTGCCTTTGGCCGAGCTTCTTGCAGCGGAGATAGACCTACGCAGCTTTGAGGAGTACTCCAGCCTTGCCAACTGCACTGCCATTTTTACCGAAGTCTCATTGAACCCACGCAGCACATCGGTGCTAAAGCCGGTAATGTTTTTACGCTCGGCAAACTGGCCACGAAAAGAGTCTTCAGGCATCGTGCGTATGTACAACTCATACACAGCGTCTTTTAGGTTTTCCTTGGCGTTGGGGTCAGTGCCTTGCATAGCGTCGACGGCGGTAAACACATCTTTGAGCAAGTCACTTTTTTGGTACGTGCTGTTGCGCAGATCAGCAACGTTGTTGCCCGTCAAGAAATCTGACACAGGTACGCCACGCTCAGCAGCCAGCTCTTCCGCAAGTGCATCACGCTCAATCATAGATGGGCGCATGTAGAACTCACGCTTCTCACCCTTGCCGATAGAAAGCCAATACGGGCCTTCACGGGTCAGAGCAAAGTATGGAGTAATCCGTTTGCTGGCTTCGTAGATTTGTTTGATCCGCGCCATGATTAGCGCTTTACCCTCTGCGGGGATATTCTCAGCGTTGATGTTCTCCTGAAGCAGATACATGTAGTAGTCTGTCATGTCGTTCAGGTGGTCACGCATCTGGTTGTACACACGCTTTCCGTCAGAAGTCAGAGCGTTGTACTTTTTGTCCAGCGTAGAGCTACGCTTAGTTGCTTTTGTGTCGGATGGGTCTATCCGCGCCAGCGTTGAGGCAAGTGCTGCGTCTTGCAATTTAGTTTGCTCGCCCGGATTTTTAGAAAACACGCGCATAGCATCGTTGCTCACATCTGCGGCGGCTTCCAGCAACACTTCTGTCTTACCGGCCATCTTCTGCATAAGCACGTTTGTGTTTGCCAACTCAGGAACGTACGAAGCCCCCCAGCTTGCAGCAGCGTCTATGTGCAAAGGAACCAGCACAATTTGCTTTTGCTTTAAGCTCATGTATTTCCACAAGCGATTAAGCGCGGGCAAAATCTTTTTAGGGTCACGCAGTGCGTGCAGTAGTGAGGCTTGTCGTGCGATCTCCTCGGCGTCCCTACTTTTCTGGATTTGCTCAAGGTGGTACTGCACTCGCTCTTCGATGTCGGCTTGAGTTTCCTGAATAACCGCAGTTGTTTCCTCTGGCATCTTGGGAGTCTGCGCGTATACCTTGCTAACTCGAGCTTCGCGCTTAGCGTTGGCCTTGTCGGCTTTGTCCAGCATCCGCATTGTTGGGGTCAATTTAGCCGACAGGATTTCATCCGTCACCGCGATCAAGTCCGACAGAGCGTTAACGGTGTCGAGACCCATACCCAGCATCTCGCGCACTGCGTCTACAAAGCGGGTGAAGAAGCTTGTATCTTCTTTAAACCCGTAAGCGCCCATCAGGAACTTCTGGAAGTACGGGTCGGTCATGCCGTAGGAGACAAACTCATGCGGGTTGCTGAACACACCAGACACGTTTTTGAGGTAGTAAATGTCTGTAGGCAACTGGCCCAAGTTAGACAAGCGGTTGTACTCATCCTTTGCGTTGTTCATCACCTTGATGAGATCGTTGTACGCACGGGTTAGCTTTGCATCGGTTGAGAACCCCCGCTTAATAGCAGTGAGGGCAAGCTCAAGTTTTTGCTGCGTTGCAGCATGCAGTGCTTCGTGCAACACAGTGGTGTTATTGATACCTTGGAAGCTACCGGCACTTGAGCCGCGCACAAAGATAATTCTTTCCCCAGTGGCCGCGCTTTCAAAGTAAACACCACGCGCACGGGAGTTATCACTACCCCAAGCCTCTTGATGCCGAGACAGTTGTTCTGGCAGTGGGTCGGTCTCTTCGACTACAACAAACTTGACGTTGCGCACAAGGTTGCGCAGGCGCTTAGCCAAGAACTTCTGGAAGGGTGTACCCGTCTTAATGACTTGACCCAGCGCTTGCGAAGCGTTGGTTGCTTTCTTGAACCCCTCGTCCGCGCCTTCAACTTCGTCGTTACTTGCGGTGCTCTTGTTTACGCGCTCTTTCTCTTTGTACTTGCGCCCAGCCACCACATCGTCGTAGTCTTTCTGGGAAATCTTTGAGCGATCAGCAAGCGCAGCTTTGACGCGCTTACCCAAGGCAGTGCCCCGGTGCTTAGCCTCCAAGTCCAGCATTGCGTTGATGGTGTCTCGCTTGAGCACGCGCTTCTCGTTCACTGCGGCGGTTAGAGCTTCGTCATCGGCAATGTTGGTTTCGTCAATAGGCGCAGCAGCTTCTTCCAGTTTGGCTTGGAGCTTAGGCAGGGCACGCTCGCCGCGCATGTACTCGTTACGGCCTTCTTTCCTAGTAGTTTCTTTCTCAGCACGCTGCTCTTCGGTAAGCTCAGCTTTTGGCCGACCGCGTTTAGACGGAGTTACTGCTCCGGCTGCTGGTGCCGTTTGTCCTTCTTCTTTTGCTTGGACGGTTTCAGTGGTCTTAGTGCCATCGGTCGTGGTTCCTTTTCGTTTGGTTACTTCAGCTTCAAATGCACGTTCTGCTGCGGCAAATATACTGTTGTAGTCGGGGTCGTTTCTGAGCCCTTCTTCATCCAGAGTGTCTGCCATGTTTGTGCGGTACGCATCAAGAGCAGCTTCTATGTTTCCGCCGTAGTCATCTTCATTGACTTGGTCAAACGCAGCGCTTACGTTTGATTTGGCAATACTTTGGGCCTTAGCTTTCTTGGCTTCGTACGCAGCGTTGCTCTCGTCTTCCGCTTTGATCCGCTCGGCTTCAATTTCGGTTACTGCAACGGGCTGTGTTCCTTTTCCATCAGCAAGCTCTCCAGCATCCGGCTTAGCAGGAACCACTCCATCGGGTTCAGCTTGTTCAACTCTTGCGGTGGTGGGAACGTCGACGGCTGGTTGTGCAGGTACTGCAACGCGTTCTCCACTTGTATCAGTGACAGGTTCTGCAACATCTTTTGTTCCTTCTTGATCGACAGCAGTTTGCGCATCAGGTTGTACTTCCGTAGTTCCGCCTAGTCTTTCTGTGGCAATACGCAGTGCGGCAACAGGGTCAACACCACGGCGCTCCAGTACGGCGGCAGCTTCCTTAATTTGCTCTGGTGTTGCAGGGGGCGCAGATTGTACTTCTGGTGTTACTTCAGTACCAGCAGTCTTCTCGGCAATTAAACTGGGCGCAGGTTGTACCTCAGCCGCAGGCTTCATGCGTTTAGCAATTGCATCCTTGAGGGCTTGGCGCTTATCAACGGCGGGGGTTATCGGAGTTTCCTCCTCTACCGTCCACTGATCTAACGTCGGGTCAACCCTTGTTGTTTCGTCTATGGCTGCTTTTGGTGCGCCGGGTGTTGCAGCTACACGAATAGCGCCCATACCTACGGTTGGGCCAACAGAGCCAGCGCCTTCGGCTGCGCCGGACTCAAACATCTCTTTGGCGGTTTCCATCGTAGCAAACTTTTCACGCTCGCCCGTTTGGACTTTACCCGCAGCTTGAGCGCCCGCCTGCCCAGCTCCCGCTACAAACTCCTGCCCAGCTTGTTTGGGTAATTCTTTAACCGCTTCCTTGGCCGCACCCGTGCGCCCCATAGCTTTGATAGAACCCCTGATGCCTTCTTTGGCTATTTTTGCGGCTGGACCAAGCACTGCATCTAGTGCACCGGAAGCAACGGCTACGGCTAAGTTTACATCGTCGGTTTCTTGTAGCCTTTGGGCTACACGCGCAGCTCTTTGTTCTGGTGGCAGGGCTGCAAGTTCCTTGCCCATAGCTTCAAGTCGACTGCTAACAGCCTCGCTGTAGCCCATACCCACGCCAGTAGCAAGCAAGCCCGGCTGCTTCAGCGTCACTGCGGCAATGATAGAAGGTATAGCGTATACAGCACCTGCGCCAATGTTTCTAGTTAGCCAGTTGCCAAAGTCGGCCATGCTCTCACTGTCCAGCACCTTCTCTTGCCGACCAGCATACTTCTGACCTTCGCGCTGATACTGCGACAACAGGTTAAGAGAAGTGTCAACGAACGCTTGGTTCTTGGTCAGGTCGTTGTTGATTGCCTGACGCAGTCGGCCACGCACCTCTGGGTTAGAGGCGAAGTACATACGCACTTGCGGGTCACGAGGCAGTTCATTGGGGGACTTAACTTGACCCTTATCAATCTTGTCCAGCAGTTGCATTTGCTGGATTGTGTTTTGCAGCACATCTGCACTACCAGCTATTTTAAATTGCTCAACCGCGCTTGGGATGCCGACTTTGACCGCGCCGACAGCGCCTTTTGAAAGCTCTTCAAGCGGAGAAAAACTTTTGTCGGGCGCTGCTTGTAACGCTTGTGGGGGCGCAGATGGTTGGGCTGGTGCCGCAGGCTTAACAAAACGCTCCATCTGCTGGGGCGTCATTTGCGGACTAGCCGGGGCAATTGGTGCAATGGGAGTTTCAGACACGACCCCCCAGCCAGAATTATCGGCTGCACCGACTGGAGTTTCGGAAACAACCGACCATTCATCTTTTGCCATGTTAATTCACTTGTACTGGTTTGCCGTTCTTAAGAGTCCAAGTTTGCCCGTTTCCAAACTTTGTTGCAACACCTTCTTTTAGCTTGCTTACGGGCGGCGTGTTTGAAGCTGCTGGAGCAGGGGCGGCGGCAGGGGCAGCATCGGGGTTTTTCCGTTTCCAATCAGCTTCCCACGCCCGCTTGTACGCTTCTTTGTCCTTAGCCTCAAGGAAAGGAACAGTGTATTGTTCCTTGCGCCACGCCTCGTTGATGTCTTTAGTTGCTGCCCGCTCAACAGACGGTGCAGTGGCCGCTTGCCTGTACAGCCTAGTTGCTTCTGCTTTACGCTGCGCAGGGGACAACTCTGGGCGTGTTTCAGCTAATTCCGCTTCAAAAGCGGCTACACCTTCGGCTTCGTTACTTGGGGGTCTTGGTTTACCCGTGCCTTTATTCCGAGCGCGAGCATTAGCGGCTTCAACAGTAGCGTCAGCGGATACACCCCTACCCATAAGGCCAAGGTTGCCCGTAGCCAGTCGGCCAATCAGCGTGGATTTAGCAACGCCCAAGTCTTTGGCAATCTTAGCCAAGTCCAAGTCGGCTTTCTGTTCTGCCGCTACGTCACCCTTGAGCTGTGCGCGGCGCAGTTCTTGTACCTTGTACTTAGCTTCGTTAATCAACGAGTCGGTCTTTATTGCGTCTTCACGCAAGCCTGCTTCTTCGCCCATAAACTTCTCGCTAGAGCCCATGTAGCTACGACCCAACGCACCAATACCGCCAACGCCAGTCTGCCCACGGGAGGCATCAGCAAAATCAAGCAGGGCTCTGTTGGCAGCGTTCTTCCTACGCAGCTCAATCTCTTCGCGCTGTTTGCCCCGTTCGGTTTCCTTAGCTGCCTTCAACGAAGCAAGACCTTCTAGGTAGCCCTTGCCGACAGGGCCTTCATCCACCCCGTAGTCCCTACCGCTAGTCAACTGCCGCTCAATACCTTGTATGCCACGCACGGGACGTGCTTCTTGCTGCAACAAAGCCTGAATTTGGGGCTGGAGTTTGCGCAGTTCTGCTTCAGGGTCGTAACCGTCCCCGCCGTCCTCGCCTTCCACCAACTCGCCCTCTTTAAAAGCAACGATGCCGCCCGAGCCGTAGTTAAACATACGGGAGTCGACCGGGAGGCCCATCAATCCACCTTCCGCCGCCATACGAACGGGCTGCGCACCTTGGGGCATACCTTGGGGCATAGGGCGTGGGGCCTGTTGCGGCATACCTTGGGGCATAGGTTGCTGTTGACGCACTGGTTGAGGAATGCCGGGTGGCACTGCCTGTTGCGCGGCTCCAGCTTGCTGAGCCATTTGCTGCATACCTTGCTGTTGCTGTCCTTGTTGCAACGCAACAATACCCATGCTCTGCATAGCTTGTTTAGGCAGGCTTTGGTTCAAAGGTTCAGTGGGGGGCTGTTGCTGTTGGGCAGTCTGAATCTCTTTATTCATTTCGCTAATACGTGCAAGCGCCATGAACGGAGGTATCTGCGGGTTACCGCCCTGAGACGCCGTAGTCAAATACTGAATAGACTCGGGCAGGGGCGGCAGCTTGTTCAGCCTGTCTTGTACTTCGATTAAGTTCATTTAGCTACCTCTTATGTAGTAGGGGCTGTCTCTTTAGGCGGGAGCAAGCCAAGGGTTCTAAGCGTATCTTCCAGCGAACTCATACTCCCGCCGATTTCGGCTAGTTGACCGAGGCCGGACTTACCTAGGGGGCTGTTAGTTACCGTCGTTATTGGCAGACCCTGCAACATGGACTGCAAGTACTGGGTTTTTTTCATTGGGTCATCGCGCTGAGCCAAGAACTCGTTGTAGTCGGCAGTAACACCTTCTTGCTCAATACCACGCTGCACACCGCCTATGTTTGTAAGCATGTTGGTCAAGTCTTTGGCCTGACCTTGCTCAGTGTTG